AATTCTGGATTTTTTAGGACGTATTTTATGATTCGTTCCCATCTCCTTCTGGAATTAAATTCCGATAAGGTATCAAAACTCATGTAATCGTTTTCATCGTACGTTCTTTTCATATGAATTTTTTTAGTGTACATTTTATATTTTTCTTCGTTGAATTTTTTGACCAAATCACTTTGATCATTTCGGGAATAATTAACGAAAAAGATAAATACAGTGTATTCTAAGTCAATCGTGGGACTTTCTTTAACTGTAAATGAAAATGTCGTATATTCTCCCCTTTTTAAAGAAACCACACCCCTCGTTTCTTCTTCTAATTCTCTTAAAGCGGTTCGAAGTGGATTATTGATTTCTCTACGTCTACATCCACCCGTGACGAAAATCCACTCCTTAAATCTTTTATCTCTGACTGTTAAAAATCTTGGTACGTCTCCGTTGTATATTACGGGTATAGCGATGGCCTTATGTTTCTTCATTGCTCATCGCACTCTACAATCTCCTGACAAGATTATTCCGAGGATTCTGACTCAGTGATAATGACGGGTGTTGGTTTTTCGGTCTTCTCCTCTACTACGGGGGTAGGAACCTTCTTAACTTCCACGGGAATCTTCGAAGCCCAAGGTGCGGGGCGGGGACGCTCTAAAGAAACCATGGGCTTCTGCTTATCAGCGAGTGCCTCCCTGAATTCTTCGATACTTTCATTCGTTTTCTTGTGTTGACTGTACATGTACACGGTGGCGAAAACACAAATGGCGACGGCGACGAGAACTGCGGTATCACGGTCAAATGCAAACATTATGTAAAATTTACAAATGTTATTTTTAAGTAGATATTATTGCACCCATATTTGTTTTATCGTTACTGGGGCATTCGTATCCTTGTTGGGCGAATTGTATTTCGTTAAAGTGACCATGTTTACATGGTGCATTTTCTTTCTTCTCTTCTGGAGAATTAGAAATGTATTTATTAAGCGTTCCGGATTTAGGATCGTAGGTGATCATAAAAACGAAAAATGCGAGAAATAGAAAAAACCACATTTATTATTATACGGGATTTAATTAGAGTACATTAAACCTCCCATTCCTGATTCTATCCTCATAATGTTGTAGTTAACGGCATATATGTCGTCGGTATGAGAAGCAGTCTCACTGACAAGGCGGGCTGAGTCAACGCGGCTGAAATTTAAGCTGCCTGTAGGCTGAAGTTTTCCAGTCTCAAAGCAAAAGGGGTAGATGAAACGTTTCTTGTTGGCTCCACTCGCGGCAGCTGCAGAAGCGCAAGTGTGGTAGTACTCAGAAACAGCTGTGTAATGAGGATCAGTGTACTTGAAGTCGGTAACATCGGTACCGTTAATCTGGAGCTTAATCTTATTATCGTCGGCAGCGATCGCTAAATTCGCACCGTCGGCTGCGGCTAAATACTTAACTGGGTGGTTCAGGTTGAGTTCCTGGATAGTAGAATTGGAAGCGACAGACTTTTGGGTCTGAGTGATGAGCATGTTTTGGGGTGCGGCGGCGAGGGAAGAGCGTTCATCAGTATCGAGGTAGATGAAATGCGCGTAGCATTCCCAAGCACCGGCGAGAGAACCACCCCACGTAACTCGAATCTCTACATCGTGATACTGTAATGCAACCAAGGGAATGGCGGATTGCCAGTTCTCACAGAAGCTGAAACGTAAAGGGTAGAAACGAGATTCCGCGGCTTCACCGTAACCGGAAATAGACTTAGTTAAGTTCTGTGACATAACAGTGGGCGCGACGAATTGAGAAAAGTTCGCATCTTGGGTGTCGATAACCTGACCTCCCACTAACCATTCTACCTTGGCAACCTGACCGAGCCAGTCGGAGGGGGAGTAAACAGTCGTACCGCTACGGGGGGCGAGATAGACAAATCCGAGGAGATCACCCTTGCGCTCGAAACGAACGGTGGACATACCACCAACAGATGGGTTCCCCTGGATAACCTGACGCTCAACAGTCTGAGCGAAGTTTGTGTGACGTTTGTAATTAGACCTAAAAAATGATACCTCTGGTTGGCCTACGATATGGGCATCTTGGGCACCAATGGCGACGAGTTGGGCAATTCCACCTGACATTTTATATTATACTAAGTTTTTATTTTTAAGCTCAAAACAATGGGACCTGTGGATGAATAGATTCTGTGAGAAGGAGTGATAGAATTCCGATCATCGCGAGTCGACCGTTGACGAGTTCGGTCTCAGGCTTCCAAGGTCCCTGGACGTATCCCTCATCCTCTGGGTTAGCGGCGGTGCCGAGGAAAACCAAGGATGCGACAGCGATGGAGAGTCCGATGTTATCGTGGAACTGTGCGCTGATAGGGTTACCAGTCATGATCTCATCGACCACCGCGGAAGTGAATCCGATCATGGCTGCCCGACCGTTAACGCGCTCTGCGACCGCTAGAAAATCGTTAGGGCGGTCGATCTTTGTGAAACGAGACCCCTCGTTGCTCGCCCGCACTACGGTGCGAACAGTGCGAGACTTAACCCTGTTCCTGGATTGAATGGGGGTGGTAATGACGGGCCTGAGAGTGGCGATGCAAGACATTTTGTACTTTATGAAAGCGCTTTTTCTTTAAATCACTAGATTTTCGAGATCCCCGACGCGCTTTACGAGGGATGCGACTAATAGTTCCATCGTCGCGACTTTATTCTTTTCGGATTGGAGATCTTCTTTTGTGGTTTGGAGTTGGCGGTCCACCTCTTGGAGGGCGGCCGTGGCGACCGTCCACACTGTTTCTTTTCGGATATGATGGAAATCATTTATTCTCTGCCCGTAGATGAATAGTTGACTTTCTGTGCGGTCTTCTTTAACACGAATACTATGCTCGTCAATAACCTGGTCAATAGTGAGTAAATGTTCATTATCATCCTCATCAAACACCTTCAATACCGAAGCATTGCTTTCTAGGATAGAAGTATCAAAGTTTGTAAAAGTAATCACATTAGAGGTAGATACGTTCGCTAACTCATAAATATTTGGGATACACTCTTCACCTATTTTTATAGCTTCGGGGAGAATATCATTTACTTCTTGGGCGATGAAACCCCAAACAGGCTCAACGCCTCTGTTAATCTCATCCTTATATCTATATTTTTTTGGTTTGAGTAGTCTTATTATATTCAAAGCTTTATCATCTTCAACATCAACTATGTCTTTCTTTATGCGTTCATCACTCGCACTTACCGTACCACTTACGGCTATGAAATAACTGCTTGTACATATGGCGCTATCACAATATATAGACATAGTTCCAGTTGTAGCATAGTCTACATTTTGATGCATATAACTTGGGCTACTATAATTGAAGTATCGTCGTAAACTACCAGACACATAACCAGTTCCTCCTTGGACGTGAAGTTTCGCGTATGGTGTGGTTGTCCCAACCCCCACATGTCCCATTACATATAGCTGTGTGTTAATCCATGCGTCACCGTTGACCGCAAATCTCTGGGCGGGAGCTCCATAACCTACACCGACGTTGCCGTTATTTAAAATGTCCATGACATGTCCACCACCGCTAGGCCTAAACGCTAAATCACCCGCCGGTGTAGATTGAATCCAAAATTTATCAGTTCCTGAATGTTGAAATCTTAGATACCCGTACCCAGTTCCGGCATCTATATACACACTCGCATGGTTATAACCCGTACCTTTAGATCGTATTCCGGAATCTGAATTATATTGAACATCAAGTGGTTGACCCGGACTCGTCGTACCAATCCCGACATTTCCTCCCTGTTGTATAATCATAGCATCGTCTTGAAGTGATAGGTCAGCCCACGTACCAAAATCTCCTCGATGACCTCCAATATGAGGCCTCCCCTCTTTTGACCCAAACACGAGAGTATTATACGAAGAAGTGTCTCCGCCTATTCTCGCCATTACATGGTGACTGGTGGTGGGTAGATATCTATGTACATGAAAAAGTTGCGAGGGATTCGTCGTCCCGATGCCCACATTCCCCGTAGTCCTATAAATATTTGATCCACTTAACGTGAAATAGTTGGTTCCATTGGTTCCATTAGTACCCGCAGCACCCTGTTCACCTCTTGGAATTACAAAATCAAAAACGGCAGCGGAACTCGAACCAGAATTAGTAACGGATGCGGTTGTTGTTCCCACCGGTCCGGGTGTCGTCGTTCCGACGGCTATCGTAGCCGCGGCTCCATCATCTCCTTGAATTCCTTGTATCCCTTGAATTCCTTGAATTCCTTGAATTCCTTGAATTCCCTGGTCACCCCTCGGAATTACAAAATCAAAAACGGCAGCGGAACTCGTACCAGAATTAGTAACGGATGCGGTTGTTGTTCCCACCGGTCCGGGTGTCGTCGTTCCGACGGCTATCGTAGCCGCGGCTCCATCCGCACCCGCCGGTACATTCTCTAATAAAGAGCCATCACCTTCAAATGATCCTGCTTTTATACGTCCAGCTGTTGCGTTTATTTCGATTTGTGATCCTACACGCAAATCCGTGTTTACGTAGGCGTTACTGTTTACGTGTAAACCTGCGTCAGGGTTTGTGGTGATGAGTCCTACACGGTTGTTATTGGTATCGACAAATAAGTGGGAAGAGCCTACCAGTAAATTACTGGTAATATCCACCTTTCCTGTGAGTACGTGGTGATTCGTATCAGTCATCTATAATTAGCAAACATCTTTTACATCCGGGTTTCGTATGTAAAAGGTGTGGGTCTCCTCCGGCCGGGTTTGAACCGACGACCTACAGGTTAACAGCCTGTCGCTCTACCAGCTGAGCTACAGAGGAACGGTCCTCTCTACTAGAATCGAACTAGTGACCATTGGAACTACAGTCCACTGCTCTACCGACTGAGCTAAGAGAGGGTGTGAGCTCCCACCAGGACTCGAACCTGGGGTAGGGGATTCAAAGTCCCCTGTGTTGACCAACTACACTATAGGAGCGGGTATATCATTTACTTGATTTAATTCTTTAAGCTCGAATATCCATTTGAAGTAGTACATGAGTAGCGAGAAAAGAGTCGCCGCAACGTTCGTGATCGTCATCGGAATAATATCGTAATAAAACGAATAAATGAGAGATAGGATACTCGCCGTTAAGTTTAAATGTAAAAAGGTATAGTTAATAGCTTTCGCATCTTTATATTTATACACGTGATTGATCTCGGGTATAAACATGATAACTATGACGACAGATCCTAATAGACCACATACGTCGATGGCGTTCATACTTACGTATAAAGGTCTTCATTTTTTTAAGCGGGTCGCTCGAGTGTTTCGACACGTCCGATTAAATTTACGAGAAGTGTGTTAAAGTGGGTTTGGCGATTTTCGAGGATGGTCACCTTACTTTTGAGACGGTTATTCTCGATTCGTAATTCGCGGGTATAATCTTTATGTTCTAAAGT